TACCGATATTGTATTATTAGTTATTGTATTATCAAATACAAATTCACATAAAAATCTATTCTTTAATATTGGTTCATTTTTTATAGAGTCTAACCAAAACATTTGTTTATCTATTTAATTATGGTATTGTTTTTGAATCAAAATTTAGATATAATGTTTCTAAATCGGCCCAATCATAGCGGAATGTAAATTGAATTTCATTAATATCATCTGAGCTATAATCAAGACCACCAAAGTTTACACTCTTTATCCAAGCATTGTTTAATGTCCATACTTCTATTGCATCACCAACAGAATTCAATTGTTTGATCTTAATTTGATCAAAAGGTCTAGTTGATCTTCCTTTGGCTAATGTCTTAAGAGCAGCAGCTCCACCGGCACCAAGAGCAGTTGCGGCACTGGTTGGTGATTGATAACCAGAACGTATTAAAAGAGAGTATACATTTCTAGCAACATCTACGGTTTGGGCTTGAGGAGTTTGAACATCAGTATCAGATGCTGTATCTCTTGCGCTACCAGCTGGATCGATAACAGTAGCTGTAATCTCTTTCCAAGTAACTCTACCGGGATAGTAAAACTTATGACCCAAGAAATCATGTTCAGATTGTGATATATCGAATGATGGCTTATCGCATTTCTTAGCGATGAAGCTTGGCAAGCCTTCATTTGCAAGACCAAAATCAATCAAAAACTTAAACTTTCTTTTTGGCTCTAATGAAGCCTCATTCCAGAATGCCATTTATATTCCTCCAACCTTTTATATATTAAATAGTATTAATCGTTAAATGATGCACCAGAATCTGTGATTGTGAAGTCAATAGCGATAAACTCTATTGCTCTTGCTGGCTTCAAGAAGATCTTGGCGTACATGATGTTTCTGTCGATCAAGTCTGGTGTTGTAGTTGTCTTATCAAGTATTACACGATAATCAGTCAAGCCTAATCTTGATTTAACAGAAGCCAAGAATGGATTTACTTGACCAAGGAAACGATTCCAAGTTGCTTCTACGTTTTGATCGAATATAAGTCTTGCAGCTATTCTTGATATCTCACGCTTGACGAAGATCATCATTCTACGAACATTGATTCTATCAAGAGCAGATGGTGTAACTTGTAAAGTCTTTTGTCCATAGATTACAACACCTTCTGCTGGGAAGTAAGCTATTGGATTAATGTTGGCTTCGTATAGTGTATCTCTTTCTTTTGATGAAAGCTTCTGTGTTACGCCTAGAACTGGAATACCACCACGTCCTTCTGATAAACCACCTCTGGTGAAACCAGCTGGTGCGAACCAAAGCTCTTGTGTTGATTGACCATATGATATAGCACCCAAAGCTACTACGGAAGGTGGTACAAAGATTGCTCTATTGTTATCGGCTCTAACTTGTACCCAAGGATAGTAGGTAGCACCGTAGCTTGAATTAATACCTCTGTCTTTGATGCCTTGTGCAGCTTGTGTTACATTACCAGTATATCTTCCAGTTTTAGTTGCTACTGTGCCTTCTGATTCTGGTTTGTAAACATTTGGTAGATCAATAATAGCTAATGCATCTGCTCTTGCTTCACAAGTTGCAACAAGATGATTTGTTAAATCTGTATTAGTAAGACCGGGAATAGCAACTATGTCAGTTACTAAAGTCTCTGGATCGGCTACTGTATCGATTGCACGCTTATATGTGTAATAAACATGATTCTCTCTCTCACTTGTTGATGTAATTGATGTATTTCTTAATGGCTCTGATTCAGTTACATCGAAACCATCGAAACCATTGTACAATGGCATTGTGAAAGAATCATAGCCAGCAGAGAGGATTGCTCTGTATCCAGCGGCTGCACCAGAACCAGTAGAGGCTACAGCGGTTATAGAAGTGCCAAGAGCGCGTGAACCAGCATTATATACAGCACCAGTTCCACCAGCTGCTGAACCGGATACATCATCTAGTGAAAATACAAATGACCACTCACCATAAGTCTCTGTACCCCAATCATAACCATCATCTGCAACTGCGCTTGGTGCTGCTCTTGTAAGATCTAGATAGGTTGAATCAAATATTGTTTTGGCAACCTTTTGTCCTGTTGTAATACCAAAGTAAGCTTGTGTTGGATCTGTTAATCCACCATCAGAAGCTGAAACACGTAATGGAATACTTGGGAATACGATTGAAGCTGTAATGCTAGCAGAACATACAAGGAACTTGCTTGCATCTGGTGTTCTTACTTTTCCATATGTAACTGGTGCTGCTGGGGCTTGTGAAGCACTAACACCAGTTACAGAACTTGAAATTGCAAAGCTCTTAAAGCGTGGAGGGCCAAAGAAGCCGAATGGCAGATATGTTGGATCAACGTTACCGGCATCTACATCGTCAACCATTTCAATACGGATGTATTTAGAAATATTTGTGTAAGTACCATATTCTTTTAATCTCTTTTCTGTTTCATCCCAATCGACAAACTTATCACCAACACGACGAGCGATGTAGTCTGGTGAGGCTGGATTGAGATTTACGTTTGCAAATCTTTCAAGGAATACTGGACGGTTATCTTTATCACTTGCAAGACGTACATCAAGAGTAAATGTACCGTAGCTCTCATAATCATTAACTGGTGCTTTAACTTCAGAAATTGAAATCTTGTAGTTCTTTTGTTCGTACTCACCGCTATCTAGTGTAACAACACGGAATAGTTTTTGTTGTGCTGATGGTACGAAAGAGCCAGTGTTGTTTGTAAGGTCTTGACCTATAATCCAACCAGTTTTTGCTGGGCGTGCAGCAGCGCGGAATTTATGAAGTGATAATTGGGCATTAGAAGTAGCAACAAGAGGAGCTATAAAAGCATGAGTATTAGCAGTAGCTAAATCATAACCACCAACTGAGAATACTTCTTCTACGCTTCTTTCAAAAGTTTCACCAACCCAATAGTGTTCAAGGTTATTGGTTGTTGTAATATCACTATTAGTAAGAATTGGATTAGTATTAAATACTTTTCTAATGTACTTATCAGAATCTGGATTGAAGTTGAAGTTAGAAGTATAAGTGCTACTTGGGCCTGTTACAACTGCTCTAAATTCACCATATGGATTGGTTGATTGAACAACAACGTTTGTACCAGATAATTCAGAACCACCGGCTACTGTGCCAGTAAGAACTACTGAACCTTGTTGCAGGTAGAACACAGCAGCAAGAGTACCAGTTACGGCAGTTGTTGGGGATGAAGCAGATGGCATAATGAATAGGCCATATGCACCACCAGCAGCGTCAGTTGTACCAACGGCATTTGTTGTTTCCCAACCAGCCTTACCAGCATCAGTTGCCTGTTCGTGTTGAGTTCCAAGTAAACGAATTACATTTAAAGCTGGTGTGTTACGAAGCCAAGCTTGTGCTGCGTATGCTGCATATGTTGGGCCTACATAGTTACCATCACGCCATACATCATCACCAGAATTGCCGGGTATTGGTTTACCAAATACTTCTAAAAATTGTGAACGTGAAGTAATGTATACTGGACGCATTGCTGGTCCTTTTTCAAATCTACCAATAATCGTTGGACCGACTTGATTTGATACTGCTGGTAATTGTGAATTATCGATCTCATTAACGAAAACACCGGGAGATACGAATCTGAATGATGAAGCTGCCATATTGCTTAAACTCCTGCTTGATGATTTAAATAATCATTAATAAATAGTATTATCTATCTGAAACGGCCCTAATCGTTGTAATATGTTTTGTTTTTACTTGTTGATAAGAAATCTGGTATGTCTCCATAGATAACTCTTTCTCTTGGCATTTTAACTTCAACTGCATTCTCTCTTATGACAACTTTAGGATTTTGTTGATTCTTATCTTGACCAATAAGATATCCATTAACCTCAACAGTTATTGTAGCACCATAAGTCTTTCTTTCTTCTGCTAGATTGTTAGCATTATTATTAAATGCAAAATCTCCCTTTATGAAAGCATCATACTTATGTCCTTCACGTTGAAGTTGAAAATATCTTGTGTTTCCATTATTTGTAAAAAATGGTTGTGTCAATTCATTTAATTGTTGTTGATAATCAGTTTTAACGTTTACTTGGTAAGATACGACAACATATATAGGAATTGGTATTGTTACTGTTTGATATACAATTTTATTTGATCTTTGTTCTCTAGTTCTATTATCATAGAGCGGATAAACTCTATTATCACGGACAGTAGTAGCATTATTGCGATCACCAACTTGTGATTTCCTAGCATCTGCTGTTTTAAAATTTGATGTTTTGGTTTGATTAATTGTAGTAGTAACAGTAATTGTTCCACCTTTTTCATCATTTACTGGACGTAAGTTAGCTGGCATTGTACCGGTTCTATTTGGATCTTTTACAATAGAAGACCGTTGAACAGTTATAAGAGGAAGTTTTATTAAGCCAGAACTATCTCTTATATCTTTATCTGCCTTTAATTGATATGCTCTTTCAGCCGACAACCAAACAACTGGTGTTCTTTTCCATCCTTCATTTGTAGTTGAGAAAAGATCTAAATCTTTTGTTAACCAATCATAGAATGCTGCGTCAATGGTTTCGATTGTTGATGGATCGTATTGTATTTCTTTCTTTTCCATATTATCCTACAAATATATTGAATGGTACTTTGGAATCAACCTTCTGAATGTTCTCGGCTTCGGCTGCAACTTGTTCAGTAAGCTTGGGATAAGTCATCTTCTCAAGCATTGTCTTAAGTTCTTCTCTAAGTTTCTCTTGCTGTTCTTTACCTTCTGTAATCAAAGCAGAACCATTAAGAGTTACAGATTCGCCGGGTATTGGAAGAGTAGCAAACTTGGAACGTATTTGTCCTAGTATTTCTTTGCATAGAGCCAAGCAAAATCTTCTAATCCATTGTTTACCAATAGAGTTAATGTTCTCGTAAGGTATGTTAGCAAATGGAAGTGTATTCATATTGTTAACACCATTAATGCCAGTATTTGCCTGCGTTCCTGTACCAGCAGTTCCAGTAGCATTACCATCTTCTACCCAACCATCTTCATCAACGCTAAAGTCAATCCAGAAGTATCTTGGAGTAAATGAGTTTGGAACAGGAAATATTCTTAGTTTGTTGTTTATGATCTCAAATGAATAGTGAGAGTTTCTTGTATAGATTGAAGTCTCGTAAGCCATTGCTTGCAGCTTATTGTGCCAACTTGGTATAACTTCAAATGTGCTATCGTCAGCATATTGACCATAAGATGAAAGATTACCGATTACGTTAAGACCACCATAGTAACCAAAAAATCTCCACATCGATGCTGGTGTCTTATAATAAAATCTTCTTATTGTTACTTTCTTTCCTGCAACTGAACCAGAGAATGGTACTGGGCCACCAGTTGCTGGATCGTAGTTATTAACAGAAGCAGATTGAATGATTGATTGTAAATCATAATCTTGAACTTCATCTATTATTGGTATTGAGGCCGAGTATATACGAGAGTTCATACCTATGCCAGCTTCTAGTGCATAAGCATCGCCCATTCTTTTAACAATATCAATATTATATTTTGGATAAGCTAATTCTGCTCTTCCACCAATATTATTTGTTAACTCACCATTTTGATCAAATGTTCCTGTTGTTTTACCAAGGAATACAGGTAAAGCATTTTGTGATTGATGAAGATTGATAAGATAAGAGTACTCTAATACTGCTTCTTCATATGCAGCATAAACGTTTCCAACAGTT